GCCGCGATATGCTGAGAGCGAGTGACCAAGGCGGGCTGCCTGACGTCGGTAATCTGGCGGGGTAAGATGCGCGTTCTGCGTTGTGCCGTTTTCCCAGCGGGGCTGAAAGTCGCTGTAGTAACCGGCAAAGAAAGCGTTGCCTCCGCGACGTGTAACCCACCGCGCTGCTGCCATACGGAAGCCGTGGACGTTGGCCGCTGTCGCTGACGTGGTTCCGCCGATGCTGGTAAACGCTGCCACGCCGAAGGCAAAGTCGTTGTTCGGGAATTGGGCAGCAAGCAGGTCTTGCAAAGTGCCTAGCGCGCCGAAGCCGACTTCACTGCCAAAGCTGCCGCTGTCCATAAAGTAGGACGTTTGGCCGATGTTCTGGTGCCCGTGCAGCCACAGGTAAGCGCCGACACGCCCAGCGCGGCGAGCGGCCAGAGCGGCGGTGTTGGTGTAATTGTTGACGCCCGAAGCGCCGTCAAGCGTGTTGAAGCGGTCGATTGCCTGCCCACCCACCGCCTGATTGCTGATACACACAACTGCGCCAGTCTGCTGGCTGATGGCATTGGCGATGATGGTCAGGCCGTCCGGGGTCGTGTACCGGGTGCGGTTCATGACGCGGTAACTGTTGTTCCACGGGTACACGCGCCCGCCGCTGACGTAGGCGTTGGTGAACGTGCTGCCTTGCAGGTCAAAAGTCGTGCTGCTGATAGGCGTGACAATCCACCGGCCATTGGCCTCAGTTGTTCCAGTCACGCCCCTAATCATGCACTCATCATTGAAGCGGAAACCATGCCGCCCGGATGCCGTGATGCGGATTAGGCCGCTGCCGTTGTTGGCTGCGCCGGTTACAGCAAACTGCTTGCGGTCAGCCAGCGTAACGGTCGCCGTTACGTCGATCTGCTCGGACACAAAGCCGTTTGGGTCAATCGTGCTGCTACCGGAAGCGCCGCTGGTGCTGCTCATATGCTCCATGAGCGATTGGCCGCCGAGGAATACCACCTCACCCACGCCCCAGCGCAGGCTAGTGGTCATCACGTCGGTGGACGGTGTGCCGCTGATAACCTTGCGTAGCTGCGCCTTAACCCAACGCTGGCCCTTGGGCACAGCAACCGAGCCTGACCAAGTGTTGCCGCTGATGCTGGTGGCAATCGTCTGCCAGCCCTGAAAGGCGATGTTGTTAAAGTCAAGGAACTGGATTTGTATATTACCGCCACTCGCGCCGCGATAAGTGCCGGACAGGTTAAGCGTGGCGCTGCCGCTGGTATGCTGCACCACGTAGCCATCCGGGCCGGGTGGGTCGAGGTAAACCGCCTCAGTAATAGCGGCGTAGCCGAGGTTGTTGGTGGTGGTGCAGTTGTCAAACGTGCGGGCCATCGTGCAGCCGTTAATCGTGCTGGTGTAGCTCGATGCGTCGGCGGCGAATTGGAACAGGTAATCGGTCGCGCCAGTGCTGCCAAGCGTAGTCGGGTCAACGCCGTTCTGCACTTGGTTCATCTGGTCTTTGGTCAGTGCATAGCTAACCTTGAAGAAGTCTTTAATCTTGCTACGGGTGCGGTTGCTGCTATCACGGCCAAGGCCAATCCAGAAGTTGACCGCAAGCGCCCCAAAGCTCGTCAGGCTATCATCGCACAGCACCGGAGCGTGGCCGTCGAACGCCATCCAAAGCTGAGATTGGCTGCCGGATTTAACCACAAACACCCAAGCGCCGTTGTTGTCATTCGGCCAGAGTGGGTGAGAGGAAACAAGGCTGTTTGACAGCGTGTTGGATGCGGGCAAGAACGGGCTGCGCTGGCCCAGCGGATTGCTGCTGCCATCAAGCCCATGCACACGGATTTGTCCGGTATCAGCGCGGTACTGGATGCTGAACGTGCTGGCGCTGGAATATGGGTTAGTGCCGGTGCCCGCGCCGAGAATAACCTGACTGCTGCTTGCGTCAGTAGCGGTCGGAATGTTGATGTATAGGCCAAGCGTCCAATCGCCAGCAGGCAAGCCGATGCCGCTGGTCATGGTGGTGCCGAAGTTGGCGTCAATGCGGGTGTAGTTGGCGGTGTTGTTGTTGTCGCCTAGATACAGCCCGCCGTCAGTCGCGGCTGTAGGCAGGGCTGCGGCCACGGGAATTTCGCCTGCCGATGAACGGTTCAAAAGCCCCGGCCTTGCCCGATTACGAAGCATTAACGCCTCCTAGTATCAAAGCCAGCGCCGACCATGTGTAAGCGCCGGTCAGGTATTCACCCCATGCGATGCTCTCTTGCCCCAGCTTGCCGTTAAGCTTGTAGCCAGCAAAATAAGCAGGGCCGTGCAGGCCGCCGATAACCAGAAAAGCTGCCGCGTCAGGCGTTACCGCAAGCAGTGGCAAGCCAATCAGCCCCAGCCGCGTCATGCCGATTACTGCCATGATAGCCGAATTCTGCGTTACGTCCGGCGCTATAGCGTAATACTTTCCGTGCGGGATAAGCAGACCAAGGAAAGCTCCAATTGCTGCCAACAGGCCAACAGGACCAGCTAGCAGGCCGCAGAATAGGCCGGTAGCGGCAGCCCATACCAGCCTCCCATGCTGCGTTGGCAATACGCCAGCACCGCGCAGCCTATACAGCGCAGCGCCAGCAATTGCAGCAGCAAAGGCGGTTGAGGTTATCATACGCCCTCGTCAACAGAAACGCCGATAAGGTTGGTTCCTGCCGCTGAAATCAGCGAGATGTGCGTGGTGCCTTTTGGCAGCCGCCACGTCATCGAGGAGCCAGCCGGGATAAGCTTGCCGTTAGTGGCTGTTCCGCTAACCGGGTAAACCGCAGTTACGGCCGCGCCGATGCCTGCCACAGCAAACACAGGATTGCTTGCAACGCTGGTCAGGTTGACGTTAAAGCCACGGCTTTGCAGCGCCCTGTCCTGCTTGTCATTGCCAGCTAGCGCAATGTTAACGCTCGTTTGCGCTACCGAGATAGGGTATAGGGTGCTGTTGATGTCCATAATCGTGTCATTCATTGTTTTTCTCCCTGTTAAGCTGTTTTCCAAATCCGCACTGTGCGGTAGATTTCAGTCTCGCCGGTGCTGAGGTTAAGGCCAAGGCCATCTGTTGCTCGCGCTGTTACCGTGTAGTGCTGCAATTCAAAGGTCTTTGTCCCGGCAATAGTGAAAGAGCCTGACATTGTGCTTGAAGTGCCGCCGTTAGTGCTGTTGGCGTGGGCATTTGTTCCGATTAGAGTGCTTGCAGCGTCGGTAATGTTGCGAAGCCGCGTCTTGTGGCCGTCAACGCGATAAGCTTGGCTTTCCGTTTCAATGTAATACGTGCCTGCTGGCAAGCTGAACTGATTAGCCGTAAGCGTGCAAATGCTGTTAACATCGCGCACTTCGGTCGTTAGCGGTGCCGTGTTCCAAGTAGCAGAGCTTGCGCTACCGCCAGCAGTTCCAGATGTTTGCTGATGCTGCAAAATAACGTCAGGAATGGTCAGATTAACGCCGATAGTTGTTCTTGCATCAGCGGCGGTTGCATCATCAAGTATCGTGCGGGCAAACGAAGTTAGCGTGGCTAGCGCAGCAGTGCTAGCGCCCGTGTAATAAGGCAATCTGTCAGCAGCAGCCGTGAGCGCAGCAATAGCCGCAAGCTCATTGTCATAGGCTATAGGCTGACCATTGGCGCGTTGATAGCTAACACACTCCCAGCCTGACGTACCGCGTGGACGGAATAGCGCCCTATCTTCGGCAGCCGTGGTGATATTGGCCTGACCGGGAAGCCATAGCGTCGTGCTGTTATGCGTTAGCGTCAGAGCCGCTGTAAAGCGCACCATGACCATTGCATCGGAACTAGCTGGCGGTGTGCCAAAGCTCGTAATTGTCGTGGTTCCGGTGATTACAACACGCGGGGAGCCTGCGCCCCAAAGGTCAATAGAGCTAGCCGATGCTACGTTAACGCTACCAGCCCACCATTGCGGAGCGCCAGTCAGATAGTTGGAAATCAAAGTGCTGCCATACTGCGAAGCGGTAGCCGTAGGAACGCCGCCAGATCCGTTAGCGCCCTTTTCGGCAAGCAAATCCCACTCAGTAGCCGCGCCGGATGGTTCCTGCGTGGTAACTGCGGTTGCAATCCAGCTAGAGCCGTTATGCGTCACCGCATCGTTAATCTGATACGTGCCAGCCGCCCAAGGGCCTTGCCAGATCAGCTTTTGATTTTCCACAACTAGCACAGCCGCCTCAGCCGCCGCCTGTGCAGCAAGTGCGCCAGTTTCAGCAAGGATGGCTTGGTCAGCCGCAGCAGCAGCAGCGCCAACCAGCGTTGACGGTGCGAATACGTAAATGTTGTTTGTGCCGCTAGGCGGTGCCGATGCAAAGGTCAGCTCGTCGCCGTCAAGTGTGTAGGTTGACGGGTTCTGAATTTCGTAACCAAGCGTGTCGATGTTTTCAATAACGACGTTATCCAGCGTTCCGGTAAAGCCGTTTCCGGTAAACGCAATTGCCTGCGTCGAGCCAGCAATGATGATTTCCGTATAAGTGCCGGTTGCTGTTCGCTCTGTTCCGTTAGCGCCGCCGATAGACGGGATAAGACCGCCAGCCGAGCGAGTGATTGTGTAGGTTACACGGTAAGCAGCGCCATCCGTAAGCGTGGCCGGTGCAGTTTGAGAAATAGCCGTGCTGATAGCGCCAGTTGCCGTCGCTACGCCTGCGCCAATGCTCCAACCGGTTCCCTTTGTCCATACCGTGTCAGTAGCAAAATCACCGTTGCTAACATAGCTCTGCTGGTCACGGCTGATAAAAACCATGATTGATTTTTCATCAGTGCCGAGCGGGTCGGTAAGGGTAAACAGCGTCTGCGAGCCGTTGCCGGAGAATGACTGGAAAAACGCGCTTTCGCTGTCGGAAAGAGTGCTAAAGCTGGTTACGTTGTCAACCGAGCGGATAAGGTTATCGCTCGCGTCAAACACATCAAAGCGATAAGAGCCTTGAATAAAGATAACCGCCCGGCCCGCGCTATCCAAAATAACCGGATTGGCGTTCTGCACCGTTCCCGCTGCCGTGGTGTAGGTAGGCTTTGGCGTGGTGGTTCCGGCCGAGTATGAGTAGATTTTGCCGCCAGCAAGCGGATTGCCGTTGCTGTCCGAAAACTGCACAAAAGGCGGGGTAAATAGAACGGCCATTATTTAACTCCCTGCGGGTGTAAATGTATCATTGATTTGCTCCAACGGCAATTCCAAGTAGCCTTGCAAGTCGTTGCGGGTCGCTCTGTTTTGGCGTTGAGCCAGCAAGTAATTCAGCTACTCGATTAGCTCTAGCCATCTGCATATTTTCGCCAATGGCTTTTGACGCTTGTTGGATGCCATAGCCGGTTAAGCCAGCCGCGCCAGCACCCAAAGGCCCGCCAGCAGCGCCAGCAACGCCAGCGCCAATAGGAACAAGCCCCGAGCCAAAAGCCCTAAACAAATTGCCGACAATGCCTGTTTGCGATGCTTTACGAATTGCATCAACTTCCTGCGGCGAATATCCGCGCAGGCGGTTGGGATTGTTAAGCAAGGTTCTAAATCCAGTGCGGATGCCGGTTGCCGGTTGCTCCATACCGCTAGCCCGCTGGATAATAGCCTCAATATCGCGCAGCTTGGCAGAACGTGACCACAACCGGCGAGCATCCTTTAACGCATAAAAGCCCTGAGTGCCGCCGACTACATCGTCGGGGGATGCGTTATCAATGATAGACCGCAACTTTTGCTGCGCTAACAGGATTTGCCTGCCGTTTTGCGTTGGCTTGCCCAAGATGGTTTCAGCATCAAGCAATTCGGTTAGGCGCTGGTCAATCGCGGTGGCTCGCTCAAGTGTCATCGGCTGGCCGCGCATACTTTCAAATACATCAGCGTTTTCTGCAATAAAATCACGTCCGCCAAGCTGACGAGCGACCTCATCCTTTGGCCGGATGCTGGCAATATCGTTTAGGTATTTGTCAGTGGTTTCCGGCTTCAATACGCCGCCAGCCTGTTCGGCCTCAGCATACCTGCTAGATGCCTGAGCGCGGATGTCCTCAGCGGTTAACCTACGCGGAGCGGCTGGCCGTGGTGCATCAGTGCCAATACGTGCGCCAATGTTACCGCCAACGCGGCCGCCGAGATATCCACCAGCTAGCGATGCCGCCACTTGGCCCAATGGCCCAACGTCTGCCTGATTTGCCACTTCCCCGGCCCCTGCGGAGCCAGCAGCAGCGCCGATTTGCGTTAATGGATTTTTTGCAAGCTCACTTGCCAGCAAGCTAGTGCCGCGCTGCGCCATGCCCAGCGGCAAGGCAGCGCCAGAGACGCCGCGAGAGGCTGCGCCAACAACTTGCTCTAGCCCTGTTTCAGGTTGCGGAACGCCGCCCATGTTAAGCAACTCAGTGGTTGCTTGTGAAATGTCTTTAACCGGCAAGCCAAGCTGCCGCATGCCCTCAGATATTGGGTTAGTAACCATGCCAACAGTGTTCGCGGCGCCCTCGGCAATATAACGGCCGGTCAAGCCAAGCTGGCGGCGCAATTCCTCTCCAACCGTGCGCTTGGGAGCAGCAAGCTCAGTTCCAGCCGCAGGCGCAGCAGATACCGCCGGAGCCTGATACTTTGACCAAGGCCCGGTTTCCTGCTGTGTGCCGCCGTATTTTTCCCAAGGCCCAGCCATTAGCGCACCTTTTGCCAGCTAGAGGGATTTGCCGGGTCGCCGCCCATGTAAGCGTATCCGTCCTGAATGGTGCCCGGCTGCAATTCACCGCTACCCGCTTGCACGTTTTCAGGGGCAGATCCCATCGGCTCGGCCGGGTTGCTAAACTCTGAGCTAACCCGTCGAGCGCGGGCAAGCCCAGTGTTAACAATGTCTCTCAGGTCTTTAAGAGCAGCGGCAAAGTCTTTCTCGCTCTGATATTGCTGCAACCGGATAATTGCATCAGTTGCTTTGCGGCCCTCAACTTCGGTAATCTGACCGCCGCCCTTTAGCTGTTCAAACGCAGTTAAGAAAGCCTGACCCTTAAGCTGGTCAATAAATGGCTGAGTGCGCCGCTGGTTTTCTGTCACTGGGAAAGCCTCAGCCATGCGCCCCTGAATACCGCCAATGCCGCCAACAGATGCAGCAGCTTCGGGCCTTAAGTTGCCTTGTTCATCAATCAGCGCGTTGATGACGTTAAGAGCGTTATTGGCTTGCTGCTCAGTTTTGCTTAGGTTGCTTGCCATTTCACGCTGTTCGGTAATTTTCATTCCCGGCTCAACCATGATTTGAACGCCCGGCTGCACACGCCTGCGATTGGCTTGCTGTGCGGGAGAAAGCCCGGTGGTGTTCGGCATTGCGTCAAGCATAGACTGGATATTTTCAGGCGTAGCAGGCGCTCCTGCCGGAAGCTGTTGCGGCAATGGCGCGGGCGCTTGCATCGGCTCGGTAGCTTGTGCGGCACCAGCAGGTGCGCCAACAGTGCCAACGCGGCTATACGTAGCGAAGCCGCCGTCTTGTAGCGGGATGCCCTGCGTGGTAAGCGCCTGAATAATCTGCTGCGGCGTGTAGCCAAGCTCGCGCATCTGGTTGCCAATCTGCGCCTGAATACTGGTTCCAGTAAACAGGCCGTTACCACGCGCTGCTTTTTCGGCCTCAAACTCCTGCTGCTCTAGCTCAAACTTCTTTTGCAGCATTTCCTGATTTTGCCGTTGGATTTGCAAAGCCTGCGCTTGAGCCGCCCGCTGGCGAGCTTCATCAATTGCTTCCTTGTCAAAGTCGGCAAAGCTCTTGGCTCGCTGAAATGTGCTTAAATCGGGTGCGGGCATTAAAACCTCCCCTGTCCAAACATGTCAAAACCACGCGGATTAAGCAGGCCAACGCCGCCCATAAGTGCGCGACCTAGCCCCATCGGCTGCATTTGCTGCTGCATCATGTTGGGTGCGTTCATTTCCATGCCGGGAAGGGCAAACGGCATAGCTTGCCCCTGCTCTGGCATTTGAGCGCCGTTACCCATCAGTGAGGCAAAAAGGTTAGCCATATACAGGGTTCCCCATCGCGTCAAAGCCGATAATACCACGCCCGCTCAGTATGCTTGATAGCGTTCCGGTAACAGCGTTATTGCGGCCCGCAATAGCGTTAGCGCCGATGTTGCCCATGTTGGCGTAAATATCAGCCGTAGCGCCAGCCGCGCCCAATCCCTGACCGCTCTGCTGTGCAAGCTGCTGATTGTTTTGCAGCCAACGGTTATAAGCATCGGCAAACTCGCTAGCGGCAAAGTTTTGGCCGTATTCCTGAGCCGCCTTGAGCGCCGCGCCAGACTGTCCAAGGCCACGCGCTGCCAAGCTCTGCTCAAGCTGGCGCTGCCCCTGACCCATGCGGAATTGATAGCCGGGATCATTCTCTAGGTCGCCGGGGTTAAAACCAGCCGCCAAAGCATCAGCAAGCTGACGGTTGGCCTGATATCCCGTGGCCGCAAAGGGGCTGATGGCAGACTGAGCCTGCCGCTGGGCTTTCATCAGCTCATCCTCAATATCGCTCTGCGTCATGTATTGCTTAACGCCACTTAGCGCCGTAGCTAACGGATTGCCCATAGTAATACTCCCCCCTGCTCCTGCTGGCGCGGATGTAGCGCCACCCCATGTTGCTGCTTTTGGCCCCGGCAAGCCAACGGCACCGCTAATCGTGCGGCCGATGCCTGACGCTGTGTTAATGGTTTTATCCAGCCCGTAGCCAATATCTGCCAGCGTTCCGCCTGCGCGGGTAAGGCTGCCGAGTATGCCTGAGCCTGCAGAACCGCCGCCAAGCTTCCCGACCTTTGCCACGTTGCCAAGGCCGCTGGATAATCCAGCCGTAGCGCCCGCCGTAGCGCCTCCAATCAAGGCAGATTTGAGGTTGCCACCAGTAGCGCCGCCAGCAATGGCACCGCCAGCCGCTGCGCCCAAAGGCCCGCCAATAGCGCCGCCGATAATGGGCAATGCCACGTTAAGCGCAGTGCCGAGAATACCGCCAATGCCGCGCTTGTTGCGCTGTGCAATCAGGGGGGATGCAGCCGCGTCAATCTGTGCCGGGTCATAAATCTCAGCGCCGCCCTTAACCCGGTTTACCGCGTTAATGCGCTGCAAAAGCTGGTCGCCGCTCATGTTATCAAGAAAGCCGGGAGTGTTGTTAATGGCACCCTTCTTGATGTAATACTTTTGCGTCTGAAACGGCAAACCTTGCCAGATTTGTGATGCGTTTTGCGCCATTATAGCACCTCCACCAATCCAATAACCGTTACCGGCACAGTTACAGTCGTCCACGATGGAACATAAACCTTGTTATCGGCCTGATTGACCATGCCGGAGTTAGTGCCGAGCAAGCCAGAAACCGCAAAAACAATGCCGTTCTGCGCGAATACCAGCGGGAAATTGTCAATCGTGGTTGACCCTGCCACTGCCGAAGTAGAGCCTGAATTAGCAGGCGTAACCGTCACGCGGAAATAAGCCAGCCTCTGCGTTAACATGATATAGCGGCCGGTAATGGTGGCAGCGCCGCCCGCTTGCGTCAGGTTGGTAAATGTTGGCGTCCAATCCGTTCCGGTGTCGCCTTCAAAAATGTTGTTAAAGAACAAAATCCACGGCAGCGTCGCCACGCCGTCGCGCTCAACTACACTTTCCTGAATAGGCGGGGGAGCAAGATTACTCAAGATAGCTCCCCGTTATTGCAACCTTAACAGGGTCAGTGATGCGGATGCGGAAAGTCATCTGGTCAGCTATCCCCAAGCGGCGGAATACAACTCTCGTCTGATACTGCCCGGTTTCGCCAATCGACGCGGTAAACCAGTCAGACCAAGTGCGAGCGCCGTCCTTTGATAGCTGCAAGGAAACCAGCGGATTAGAGCCTTGCCCGGATTGTAATCCAACGCCAGTCTCAAAGCCGATTTCGACCCTATTATAACGTATTTCCCGGTTTTCGTCACTAATATGTGTGTAGGTTCTCTCGCGGGCGATTGCCTCGCCATTGTCGGAATAAACGTCAAGCCGCATATCGTAAACATTGCCGTTGCGGCGGTCGCAAACCAAGTGCTTGCCAAAGGCGAACATGCAGTCAGCCGCTAGATGCTGCTCGAACTCGCCGTCACCGTTAAGATAGGCCCGCTCATGCCAAAGGTTAGTTGACAAATCCAAGCACAAGCTAGTGCCAAGCCCGCCGCCTGTAATAACGTAAAAAGTATGGCCGTCCTGCTGGTAAAGCCAGCCGCGCATGTTTTCCGGGTTTTCGGCAGATTGCAGAACAATCTCGATTGCCTCAGTTGACACGCGCTGCGGCCGAAAGCCCTGCGTCCGATAAACAACGCCTTTGCCGTTTTTGTCTTGCCCCACCCAAATTAGCGTATTGTCAAGGTCAATTACACTGTGCGGAGCCAATATGCCGACGTCGCCAATAGCACCGCTAATGCGCTGGAAAGGAAACGCCGATGCGCCGGTGTTAGTCCAGATTTCAAACGTCTGCGAGCCAAGCAGAAACAACTGCCCAGCCGAGCGAGCAACAGCTAGCAAATTGTCAGGGTTGCTTTCTGCTGTAGCAAAATCAAGTGCATCCCATGCCAAACCGTCTAGCAGGCTGGAAATGTAAAACCGGCCGCTATCAGTTTCGGAGCAGATAAAATAGCCGTCAATAGATGCCACAAATGACACGCTAGCAGGCAATCCGGTGCCGGTTACTTTGGTAAAGGCGTTAGTCGCATAGGTGAATATGTAAAGGCTAGTGCCGTCACAAATGCCAAGCTGCGGCCCGTTTTCGTCAATGCTGACGTTACCGTCGCTCTGGTCAAGGGTGCCGCGTGAGGTTTCTGTGCCGTTTTCGTCAATCTCGTAAAGCACTGAGCCGCTAACCACAAAAGCGCGGCCATTGGATGACCTAAAGCATTTGCGCCCCGGCCCTGCACCAGCTTCGGCAAATAGCTCAAGTCCCGGTGTGCCGTAAAGGCTGGCAACTTCCTTGCCTTGCTCGTCAATAACAGGGTATAGGTTAACTGTGCGCTGCGCGTCAAACGGCAGCGAGCGCATGACGTAAGAGGGGCCAACAAGGCCAATCTTCATTAGTAGCCCATCCCGGTATAAATGTTAAACGGCTCTGCTCCAATCGGCTGCGTGTCCATGCTGCGGTTACGCGCCACTTGTAGCTCAATGGTTGCCTTGCTCTGCTTGGCAATTTCCTCAATCTTGGGGTCAAGCGGGACGCCATATTCAGGAGCCAGCAAAACGGCAAGCTGATAGATAAGAAACTGTGACCATCCGGGCGGCAGCGCCACATCATCGTCAAGAGTGAATTGAGAAAGCGGCTTTTCCATACGCAGGAATATCTGCCATGCGCTAGACGGCACAGGGTAAAGCGTCAGAGTGCCGAGCGGGAAAGCATTATCATAAACATAACGCTCAGGAATATTGCTAAGAGCTTTAATGTTAACATTTTCATCATAGGACGTATCCCGCAACGGGTATAACGGATAGTCAAGCCCGCCAATCCTGACAAAGCCAGAGGCAATTGAAACCGGCCGCGACGTGTTAAAGTTGCCGCCGGTGCCAATCGTATAGCTGGCCTGATTTGCCGTTAGGGTGAAGCTTTCCGTTAACCGGGCATAAATCATCAGATTTTCGTTGCTGACGCTGCTCAACAGATCGTTAAGCGTATCCAGTGCGTCGTTAGCCTCATCGGCCGAGGGCTGTTCCGTTTTTGAGAGGATGCCAGCTTTTTGCATCGCCCTGCGGATGATAGTCCTCGCCGTTGCCATGTCAGCCTCCCTTGGCTTCCTTAATCATCTGCTCCAGCTTATCCTCGCCAGCGCGGTGATGCGGCCTTAGGCCAAGCGCCACAGCTTCGGCAAATAATGCCAGCCTGCGGTTGTCCTTAGGCTCTCCAAACTGCTCTGGCTCGTCGGCTACAGGGGGAGCATCAGCCTTTTCAGCCAATGCCCACCCCTCAGCCGCCAATTTGTCGGCATATGCGTCAAACGTAAACTTGACGCTATCGCCTTTAATGTATTTGACGGTTTTCATGTTATCCTCAACCAGTGGTTACGCGGGTGAACTCCATCCAAGCGCCGACCGGAACGGTCGTGTTGGACGCGTTGGAAGCGTTCTGCGCTGCCTGCAACTGCAAAGTGCCGCGCTTGGCTACGGTGACATAACCGAACACAACAACATTCACATATGCAGCCGTAGCGGCAAAGATGCTTGCAGCGTCGGTTGCAGTAGTGCCACGCGATGCAGCCACGGCAGAGGCAGCAAAGCCCTGCGCGTCATACTCAATCGAGGTGAGCATGGATGCAACAGACTGCTTGAGGGCAATCTTGATGCCAGCCGAAGCGTTGGTATCCACCGGCAGGAAGATGCGGAACGTGTAGTTGCCCGGCTCTAGCTCGTCAGTCACCATGCCCGCCACATTGGCAAGCGTGGTGTTTGCATTTGCCGTCAGGACAGCCGTCGAGACGCTCACATCGCGGAAGTTGTTGTTAAGGATTTTGCGGGTATCCTCAGCCAACGCACCTTCAAACTTTACTTTATTCTTCGCCATTTTCGAACTCCTTGGTTAGCGGTTAAGCGGGGATGGTTGCCCACCCCCGCCCATTACCTTAGTTAGGCAGACGAACCGCCCACTCCGGACGAACCGCAGTAAAGCCGTAGAGAACGTCAATACGCATCACCAGCTTGTCAGTCAGGACGGTGTAGTCCTGAATGGTGCGGATGCTTACGCCATCAACGCGCTCCTGCGAGGCCATGTGGACGCCGTTCGGCAGCACCAGCGGAGCAGACACAAAGCGGAAAGCCGACTTGTGGTAAGCAACGCTGTTGATGGTGGACTGCGACGCGGTGCCCACGAAAGTGATAGCCGCGCTGGACTGCGGATATGCACTCACGGTCTTGCGGCCGGTGCTGGTGTAGAACGCCGGATACAGATCAAGGGTAGCTTCGCCTGCGCCATCAGCGGTTTCATTGTTCAGCACAATGAACTGCTGGAGGTGGTCATAGGCAACGCCGGTTACCGGATGGACAGCGAACACGTTGTCAATCGTGATAACCGAGCCCTTGGTGACAGTGCCGGTCGTGGTGGTCAGGCCCTGCACAATCAGGGTCGACTGACCCGGAGTGCTGACAGTGGTCTTAACCGTTACGCCGCCAACGTCGTTACCGTTGGTATGCGTCGGCAGCAGGTTGTTTTCCAGATAAGTAAAGCCATCGGCCTGACCGACATAGCCATTCTTATACTGAGAAGCAATCTCGCTGCTGGACTGGAACAGACCCTTGCGAGCGTTAGTAGCCTTACGCATCGCGCCGCTGTCGAGAAGCGCATAGCGCTTATCGTCATACGGGCAGAGGTTCTTGCTCAGAAGCTCACGAGCCGTCAGCATGGTATCCGTGTCAAACGGATTGCTGCCGGGTGTGCCAACCGAGTTACCAACGAGGTCGGCAACGTCGCCAAGGCACTCAGCCTCGATGCCGTTGGACAGCGTGGTGATAGCTGGCTCAAGAACGCGCTTCATCCAGTCCTTAAGTGCGAGGTCAGTCGCAATCTCGGCGCTGGTCATGGCAACCGGCACGTTACGCTGACGGCTCAGGGCAAGGGCGACTTTATCTTCCTCAATGTCCTGAATAGCCGACGTAATGTCCGCCGTGGTGTTCATCGAGAAGCGAGCAGGCTTCGCAATGTTGATGGTGTCGCCAGCCATGTAGCCGTTTGCACCCTTGAAAGTGCTATCCGGTTCCATGTCGATGGTGTTCAGGAACTGACACTTGTCCTTGAACATGGCAGCCGCAGTCTTGCTGATGATGGTCTGCGCCTGTTTTACTGTTAACACTGAATTAGTCATGGTTTCTCTCCGTAGTCAGTTGGTTAAGTCCGCATCCACTTGAGCAACTCGTTAGGCGAGCGGCTTTCAAGCGGCTTGGCTACTGCGCCCGTTCCCTTTGCACCACGCATCGGTTCAGGGGCGCTTGGTGTCTGCTTTGCCCGCGTGGAAGCCATGAAATGCTCCCCGCGCTGCTGGGCTGCTAGAAGCTTGGCGGCGGCAAGCGCAGGTGTCGCGTTAAGCACGTCAACCAGCGTTCCTTCCTTAGCCAGCACGTAAACAGCCAGTGACGGATTGTCCAAGTCGTAGATGATTTCCTCTACTGCAGGGTCAATGTCACCCAGATATTGCTGCACTTCGCCAATCACGTTGGGCAAATCAGGCAACGCCTTAGCTGTTTCCTGTGCCACTCTTGCGATTTCGGCATCGCGCTGTGCATATACCTGCTGCTTTTGTGCGTTCAGAGCTTCAATCTGCCCGTTTTTGTTGGCTTCCTGCATTTCCTTGCGGATTTTGTAGTCAGTCTTTGCTTCAAGCAAATCCGTGTAGCTATCAAAGTCCTTGGGGTCAGGAGCCTTTAGCGATGCGTCTAGGCCCGCGCCCTTCAGCTCGGCTATCTTGGCCTCTAGTGCCTTAACCTGAGCGCGTAGCTGCCGCTTTTCCCGCTTGACGCGGTTAAGTGCGTTAACAGCCTTTTTGGAAAACGGCTCGTCCTTTTTAGCGTCACCTTCCGGCTTGTTTTCACTCTGGCCTTCGCCATCGTCATCGCCTTTATCAGCTTCGCCTTCGGCTTCCTCTTTGCCTTCGGTTTCAACCTCAACCGCTACGTCAGCGCCCGGCTCGGTGGTTTCACCAGCCTGAGTTGCATCGGTGTTTTCCTTTACCATTATACTACGCTCCCTGTTTGGCCCTGTTGGCCTGTTTGCGGCTGGGCAACAGCGCCCGCCATTCTGTTGAGATCGCTAACAGCCTCGGCTTCCTTTATCGCAAGCTCGCGGGCCTTTAGCGCCATCTCCTGTTCTTTAATCCTGATTTCAGCCACTAGCCGGGCCTCGTCTAGCTGCAACTTGGCAAGCTCTAGCTGGCCATCGTTCTGCTCGCCCTGCGCCTTAACGGCGATTTCCTGCTGCTTTAGCTGTAGCTCTGCCTGCTTGCTTTGCATTTCTGCCTGTAGCTGGGCAATGGCACCCTTTAGCTGCTCGTTTTCCTGCGCCAGCGCCATCATCTGCGGGTCTTGGCCGTCATCTTCCTGCAACTCAGGACGCAGTAGCTTTTTAAGCCGCTCGGCAACAGCCTGAGCGCCGGGAAAGTCTTGATACTTAAACATCAGGTCGCCTAGCACCATCATCATTTCAGGCTGAGCGGTGATAATGTCCTTGAACAGCAAAGCCGCCTCTTGGCGCATCGTCGGAGTGCTGCCGCCAGTCGTGACGCGGACGCTGTATTGGCCCTCTGACAAGTTGTAGCTCTGCTCTTGGCCTTCGGCCAGCGCACCGTTAATGCCGACTAGCTTGGTATCGCCGCTTTCGTCAATGATGCGAATAAACTTAGGCGTATCGTCAATCACCGGTATCATGCTCACCAAGATACGGCCGACTTGGGTAATTGAGCGCACCAGATTGTCGCCAAAGTGATAAACAGCCCGCTCGCCCTCAATCTTGCGGGCCTGAATAGCTACGCCAGAGGTTTCGTTGCTGCGCTCGCCGATGTAAGCGTTGTAAAGGCCCATCGTCGATTTAATGTCATTCTGCGCGGCCATTGACGCATTGACAACACCGGCTGGAATAGGCGGAGGCGGGTTAAGCGTAGGCGGCGGCAGGAACTGGCCGTTAGGTGCCATCTTCGGCGTGTAACGCAGGACAGCGGCCTTGTCAGGGTTTTGCCAATCCTTCTCAAAGTCCTCAGTCGTGCCAACGGCCGCAATAGCTACTGACTTGGGAGCGCGAATAAGCAACTCGGCTTCCATTGTTTTCCAGTAGTTAAACATGCGCTGCGCGTCTTTGGCGCGGCGGATGAGGCTGTTAAGCTTGCGGGTGGAGCCTTGCCATGCTTCCTCGCCATAAACAGGCACCAGCGGGATATACTTGCCGGGGAATGTGGTTTCTCCCAGCACCTTGGCACCCGACAGCTTGTAACGCTTAACAATGCGGCGCTCTAGCTTGCGGGTGCGCTCATACGGCTGGCCTGCAACAGCTTCTACAATCGAGCCATCAGGCAACAGCGCAATGGTCTTTTCCTCACGCTTGATTTCAAAGTATTCGGCAACCTTGACCACCTTGTTTTTGCGGTCACTCTCAGGGTCGCCATCAAAACAGAAAGAAACGCAATCCTCGCCGGGATATTCACGCTTGAACTGCGTCTCGGTAATTTCATCAACCACTAAGCACCAGTCAGCATCAGATCCGTCCGGCTCAACGCTGGCCGGGTCAAGGATAACTGAGAACGGGTTAACTACGCGCTTAATCAGGATTTCCTGCTCAAACGTCACATCGTCCTTGTATTGATGGTCAACGCGGATGAAGCCAATCGAGCATTTAATAGCTGAGTTAACAGCATTGTCGTAAGCATCATCAGCCTTACTGCTATGCTCAATATCCTTAATTCGGCCTTTGAATATCTCGGCAATTTCAGGCTTGGCCGTGTCATCGTTAGGGATAACGTTAATACTCGGCGTGTTCATGCGGATGTTGTTGCTGACTTGGTTAACAAACTGCGTTAGCTGGTCAACCGTCAACACTGGCCGCTTTTTGTTAAGCCTTGCCTGATAGTCAGCATCATCCCACTGAGCGCATGGGTCGTCTGAAAGAAACTTCAAATCCTCGCGGGCCTTGTCGTAAATCTCCCGCCATGTGTCCATAGCGTCGCTGGCCCTAGCCATCGCCCGCTTGACAACATCGTCAACAGCTTGCTCGTCGTCGGAGTAGTCTGCCACGTTCCCATCATGTAGCTGTGGGTTAGCGTATGGCTGCGGAACCGCGCCTTATGAAGCCGCAAGAAGCAGGCCGAATATATAATACACTAATTGGTAACTATTGGCAACTAGGCTAGTCGGCCATCCAGCTAGAACCACCGCCGCGATACACTCGCGCTGCATACGGGTCAATCATGCTCATGTCTGGCTTAACTTCGCCAGCCTCGGCAACCTGCAAGCCTGAACGGCACAAGTAACGCGCTGCGTCTAGCACATGGTCATTCTCTTTAACAATGCGGCCCTTTTCGTCGCGGCGATATAGCCGATATTCCTCTAGGAACGCTTGGCATGTCTTGAATACCTTTAACCGCCCTGTGGTCAGCCGCTGGTAGAACTCGAATATTCCAGCCTCTACCGCATTGTCAGCCAGCGTCAGGTCAAGGCCAAGCATCCGGTAAAGGTCAACCAGTTTCTTGCCATCGTCCTGCGAACGGCCTTGGCTGGCCGGGTCAATCACGCCCTTCTTTACGCCCTTAACGCGGATTGCATCTGCGTGGCTGCTCGGCTCGGCCTGTGAGCGTTTGTAATCGTGCGTTATGTAAAGCACGTCATGTTCAGGGTCATATGCACCCCAGCAAGCGGCGGTGTAATTCCAGCCAACGTCCATACCGTAGGCGCGGCGGTAGTGCTTTGGTATCATAAACGGATCAACCAAAAAGTCAGTTTCCGGCACCGGGTAAACCGCGCCAGAGCCTAGCTGCGGTATGCCCTTTGACCGAGCATCGCGCTGATACGGCGGCAGAGCGGCCATTAGCTCGCTCTTATCCTGCTCGCTTAGGTGCGGTGCATCATCCCACGTCGCCGTGACTATCTTTGCGCTGCCCTTTTCGGCTTTCTCAAAAATGCTGTTAACCGTATCTGACCGGCCCTTGAGCGGCGTAAAGGTGAGCATTACAAGGCCCCGCGTGGTCATGGTACGGATTAAGCACTCGTTATGAACCGATAGCGGCGGCTCCTCGTCCTGCCACACCACGTCCCGAGCGGTAGCCTGAAACGCCTCGCGGCCTTGGTCATAGGACTGAAACTGCACAATGCTCTCACCGCCTGACTTGTGATTGACCACGATGGTATCCAGCGCATCAGGAACGCCTGACTTTGACGTGCAGCGCACAATATGCTCACGCGGTATCATGCCCTCGCCAATGCGGCCGGGCGGCCCTGCTAGCTTGAACTGCATACTGTCGCGCACCAGCTTGCTGGTTTCGCCAGCCACTAGGATATTCGTTGGCTTGGCAAATACGCGGCCATTCCACCAGTGCGGATATTCACCCGTTAGCCATAACGCCACTGCATAGGCTCCAGCCTCAGACTTGCCGGTGCGGTTGCCAGCGATAAAGGCAATCTCGCGGTAGGACTTGGTAGCCTCAAAGAAATCTAGGTGCTTTTTGTAACCGTCGCGGGGAAACTCGCCAGCATCGGGAAACAAGTAATCAATGCGGCGGTATTTCCGGCGCTCTTGCTCGAAGATGATATCCTCGACGGATAGCTTGAGCTTATCCAGCATTTTCTGTGTTTATCGCGCCGATTATAACCCCGTTTCCAACAAGGGCATCCATTTTGACAAAGTAGTCTTCATAATCTGCGAAAGTTGGTAATTTTCCAAATATTGCTTTTTTCCAACCGCAGATATCCTGCTGGTAAACCTTACGGTTAAGCAGCCGGTATTTTTTGCCAGCATGGTCAACAATGGGCAATTTTTGAATATCAATCAATTTTAGCCTGCCCCGGCACTGGCTTAAAGCCCTGCGCCTCTAAGTCCTTTACGCACTCGGCATCATTGCCGCGCTGAATGTGGTAGCCAATGGCACCGCCAGCGAGCGAGCTTGAAACATTGCCGCCGCAGACTTGCACCTGTCCGGCATCGTTTCGCATGATTGTCTTGGGAGTTGTGCAGGCAGTAAGCGCCAGCAGTGATATGATTAACAGCTTGTTCATCCGTCTTGTGTCCTTCCGGCTCTAGTGACGCGATGGGTTATTTTCTAATAGCCTCTAGCAGCTTGTCAAGCTCTGCCTGCGGTATTGCCTTTAGTACTCTGTCCTTTAGGTCGTCGCTGCTCAGGTTGGCAGTCATAACCGGCCCGCCCTCTGGCCCTGATAGCTCAACGGCTTTCATGTCAGGCAGCAGCTTGTTAAGGATTATCTTGGCCGCCGCTATCTGATCTGGCCCCATCACTACATCGCCATTCGCGCAAGCTTCAAGCCGCTGCAATATCTTGGTAATCTGGACTTTCTGCCGCCAATCTTCTGGCAAATGTCCGACGCCCCTGCGTGTTCTAGCCGCCATTTGTTAACCTGTTGTCAGTGTTAATGTTTTGCAAGCATGGTTGGTTACTTTTTACCACCTTTTGCCGCGCCATGCAATAGCAGCATGGCAGATATGGAAACAAACTACATGACATTGACGCAATGTTGCGCTATATACAGGACATAGCCGCTGGACACGGCATCAACTTTGGAGGGTAACATGCTCGGCGATAACGAGTTTTATATTTCTTCTGGCGCTAAAAACGCCCAATATACCCTGCGTGTGCGCTTCGAGGAGCGTTGCGCGGATGGCTCTGTGCGCGTCCGCGACCAGTATATCCGCAACTTGGGCATCGACCTTGACCGCGCCAAGGCTACCGCAGCCCTTGAGGCTGGTGAGCCTGTTAAGGTGGTGCCGTTTGAGCTTAACCCATACGGCCACGCAACCGCAGCCGAGCTTGCCGCACAAACCGAAGCTGACGCGAAACGCGCCGCCCGTGAAGCTGCTCAGTTGCGTTACGCTGCGGAGGAAGCCGAGATTGTGCGCCAGCGCCGCGCCGAGAATGCGTTAAGCCAGTGGCAGGGTGCAGTCGGTGAGCGCATTAACCGCAAGTTAACCTGCCTGCGCTGGGTTGCGCTCGGTCATGGCGCATACGGTATGCGTTACCTTGCAATTTTCCGCGACGAGCAGATGAACAAATATGTTTTTTTTGGCGGCTCGGTTTCCAGCCTTCCCGCTGACGGTCAGGTTGCCGAAGTAACCTTTACCGTCAAAGAACATACCGAGCATGACGGTTGCAAGCAGACGGTAATTTCCCGACCCAAAAAAGCTAAGGAGGCTTAAATGCACCATATCATTCTTGAAGCCGTATCCGTCGCGCTGTGGAGCGCTATCATCTTCGCGCTGTTCCTGTTAACGTAGGGGGAAATCATGAAAAAATCTACTCGTAAGGCTGGCACTCGCAAGCTGATAGACAAACCTAGCTTTGTGATCAGACCTAACACTACAATTATTATTGAAATAAACGAGAATTATTTTTTAGTAACAAATCCTAATGATGGTTGCGTATATATTAAACCATATGACCCGTAATGCTCCGCGTTATTTTTCTTATGAGCGTTTCGGTTTTGGCTGGTTGCGCTAATTCCGGCTTGACCTGCGCCCCTAACGGCACATGCTGGCCCGCTAACCACCAGCCGGTTAACGCTGCCCGGATTGTCACCGTGCCGGACATAGACGCCGCCGATGCTCTCTGCCGCCCAGCCGTGGCCCAGCAATGGACAGTAAAGCCTAGCGCCACCATTTACGCCTGCGCCTTGCTCCTACGCTCTAGCGGCCCTGTAATCGTGCTGCCGGAGCGGTTGCCTGACAGGCTGCTAGCTGCCGGGTGGTCTGTTGACCTACTGCGGGCATATGAGCAAGCTAACGTGGACGGGGTTACGGACTACTCGCGCAATAAAGTTACCAGCCGCAAATAGTAGTTACTTTTGGTTATCGCTCTAAAACTCATTGCTTGGCGGAGCAATTGGCCAACCTCTTTTTGACTTTATAATTAGCGTATTTTGTGGTTTATTAGATTTGCATTAACAACCATCAAGACGTTGAATAAGTGTTGTTGTGCAACTTGGAGCGGAGTAATTAACCGCGCCATGACGCCTACCATGACAGGCTAAGGTTGTGGACTGCCTGCGCATATGAGCGGTGGCTTAAAAAGGCTTTTTTGGTTGTGCCCCAAAACAACCAAAACTAACTTAAGAAATCCTTAACCGCCGCGTCAAACTCATCCAGCGAGCGCACCAGATACCACGGCCAGCCGCCCGCTTGCGTCCTATCCCTAAACTCTTTCTGCGGCTCTGACAGGCTGCCAACCTCGCTCTTTAGCTCAATCCAGCATATCCGGCCTTTGCCATCCGGGCCAATCGCCCGCAAGGTCAGGTCTGGCACCCCGCGCTTGACGCCCATCTTGCTAGCTAGCTGGCTGGCCCACGGCTTAGTCTGGTAAACCATGCCGACAAGCTCGTTTGCCGTGGCGTGGTAGTCGAGCAACTTGCCAGCCTTAACCATAGGCTCTAGCCGGGAGCGCACAATCATGATTTGCAAGTCCTGCTCTGGCGTTTCCCGGCGTAGCTTTGGGCGGCTCCATCTTGGCTTAACCACGGCTGTAAGTCCTGCGCGGGAAGTCATACTTGAGGCTTGCCATGCCTATCTGCCCGTTAATGGTGTGGTATCTGGCCTTGGTCACATGCACCTCGGTGCGGTCGCTCTCAGGGTCAGGCCGATGCACCGTTAAGCCAATGTCAGCCTTGTTATACCAATGCTGGCTGTCCGACACATCGTAAAGATTAGGCGGTGTGTAAGTGCCATCATCCTGCCGCCGCATTTTAGCAGGGTGCGCCGCTACTACCAAGTGAACATTGAGTTTAATCGCCATTTTCTTTAGCCGCTTGATAGCCCTGCCGGTGTATTCGGTCAGGCTCTCATCGCGCTCCCGGCAATGGTCAACCTCGTTCCAAGGGTCAATCACAATCATGTCGCAGTTATGCTGCACAACGGATTGAGCGCACTTTTCCACAAGCCATTCCAAATCGGCAAAGTCGTCAGTGCTTGGAACTATAAACCTGAACCGATCGTTAATCCACTTGTCAGCGTGTGCAATTTCGGTGTCGGTCGCATACTTAACCGGCTTTTCTAAAAACCAAGTGCGGAGGTTTCTTAAATGGTCAGTCTGCGGCAACTGCTCAAAGCTGGCAAACGCTACCCGCCAGCCATGCCTAGCGGCCATGCGGCAGGCCACGTCGTTCATGAAGCTGGACTTGCCATGGCCGGGGATACCAGTCAGCACCACGAAGTCGCCCTTACGCAAGATATACCTCTCGGCCAGCCCTTCCACCGGGCAGGGATAGCCGGGAGCGTCGTTAATCGGCGGCAATTCTTCCATACGGTAAACGCCATCAGTTTGCACCCATGCCGCCCGCGCTATCGTTTCCGTCACGCCCTTAGCGCCATAGGTCAGCAATACCTCGTTAAGGTCTTTACACCTGCGGCTGCCGTCGCGCAGCTTGGGATAGGTCACATACTTGCACCGCTCCCGGCCAAAGCGGATTGCCAAGTCGTTAAGCAGATTAACCCCCGGCGCGTCGTTATCCACCGCCAAGATTATCTCGCGGCACCCGTCAAAGTCTTTCAGGTTAAGGTAATTGTATTTCTCGGACTGCCGGTCGCCCAGCGCCTCGGCTGGCGCACCATCCGGCACCGATACCACACGCGGGAAGCCAGCCAGCATCGCCGCCATAGCGTCAAACTCGCCCTCGGTGATAATCACGGCTTGGTCAGCCAGCGTCGCGTCAGTCAGGCAGTCATGGTTAAAGAAACACTTAACCCCGCCCTTGTCCTGCGCGAACTCCTTAGCATCAAGCCGCCGATACTTGCGGTTAACGGTTTCGCCGTTAAGCTTGTAAGGGATAACCAGCCAGTCAGATCCAGCCCGATTTTCTACGGACAGGTCGAAGCGTTCTAGCTCCGCCGCGTCCATTCCTCTTGCCGCCAGCCATTCCAGCGCCTTGCTCGTCAGTGTTCCCATTTACTACCCCCTTTGCGCCACAGTGAAAACAAACGTAAACCGCCTGATTTGCCTCAATCTTGACCGATAAGCATTTTAGCCAAGCCTTCTTTCGGCTAGCCGAACAATGCGGGCATAGCGTCTTGTGGTTAACGCCCTCGGTGTATTGCGTTAGCCTTATGCCAGCCTGTTCCAATGCGTCATGCAAGCTCATGTTAGCGGCACCCTCTTAACCGTCACCGGCTCGTCGGCCCAGCGTTCCTGATTTAGCCACGTCGCAGGATATGGGCAGAACTTGTAATTTTCTTTCTTGGTTTCCGGCAGGCTGGCAAATGCCTTTGCCGCGCTGATGATACGCTCAGGGTCAGCTTTCTTAACCGCCGCTGCGTATGATTTCCTTGCTGCGCCCTTTCCCATCCGTTTCGGGTAAACCTTCCAAAACTCATCAAAGCCGTCAGGCGGTATATTATCTTTAGTTGTTACTATAACTGTGGATGTGGATGTGGATGTGGATGTAGGTGCAATTGGACATGCATTTGCATATGCATTTGCAGGTGCATTTGCATCAGGCTTGCTGTGCCGTTTTTCAGCCGCCCGTTTGCGTTTTTCGCTTATTTCTCCGCGCTTTGATAGCTGTTCATCAGCCTTTTTGTTGTGATAGCCATCCTCGGTTAAGGTGAAAAATTGGTCAATCACACTCTGCACAGCCTGTTGCTCATCAGGTGCAAACGCTCTGCAAATGCGATGCAAAACAGATGCATTTGCAGGAAGTGGTTTTGACGTTGCGTAATAGTGGTCAAGCAGCAGGGTGTAAGCCCCATGCTCTGCCAGCGTCAGGTGAGCGGTTTTGCGTTGATAGTCGCCAACATAACGCGGCCACCAGATAGACGTTGATTTGCTGTCCTGATTGCTCATGGCTAGCCTATGCGTGTTTTAGGTTGTGGATAACAAATGCAAGCGATACTTGGCCGGATGTAAGCAATCCAGCCTCGTAGTATTTCAGTATCAGCCGCTTTTGTTCGGATGGTTTCTTGCCGGTAACTGACTTAATCAGTATTGGCGCAATAAGGCTTCCAACTTGCTTCATTCTTGCCCTCCACAGGCTAGTCTTAGGTTAGCCGCCCCACCCACCGTTGTGGAGCCGGTTAGTGGCTTGCGTGGCTCATGACTTCCAAGCGGCCAACCTAACTCTACATCAGCCCTGCTGGCTGTCAACCGTGACTAGCTCGTAACCAATCTTGCGGATTGCTTTGACCCGTTGCGGCGCAATCTGCTTGTTAAGGGTGCAGACGTGGACTTTAACCGCAAGCCGCTTGGCGGCAGTGTCAGGATGTCCCGGCCATAGCAGGTTGATTAGCTCGGCGTAGGTCTGGCGCGGTGTTGCTTTCAGGCTGTCGTGTAGCTTAACTTCAAACGGTGTCATGCTGTTCCCTCTTTGCTTGCGTTTCCAACCGCAGCGCCCGTGCCACGGCTGTCTTTGCTGCCGCCCATGCGGCTTGTCTCTCGCCCTTTGGTGCGCGGCGGTAATCACGCACGGCGCGGTATGCTAGCAGGCGGTGGGTTTCTACAAGTATCACGCCAAGCTCCTTAACTTGCGCTCGATTTCGCGCAGTCTGGTGATAGTCATAAACGGCAGCCGCTCTAGCCACTTGGTTTCCCCCAGCTTGCGGCCAAGCCCGCTTTTGGTCATGCCGTGCTTTTTCATGACGGCGTAACCTAGGCGGGTAAGTGATTGGATAAGCTGTTCGCTAAGTAGCATCAAAATCACCATTATAGAACTTGTGCAGAAATCCGTTAACGCGCATTAAAACCACGGGCAAGTCGCCAGTGCTGCTGTGATATGTTGGCATTGAGCCATCTTTAGGCCACACGATAACAAAGGCGTTTTCTGGCCCATCTTCGGCAATGTTACGCAGCATATCGGCAGCGTTTATATCTAGCCGAGTGTTAAATGATAGCTTAATAACTTCGCCCATGTGGCACCTCTGCCAAGCATGATAGGCGATAATTTATTTTCTGCAAGCCTGTTTTTTACTGTTGACACGTTGGCAGCGTTGCCATAGCTTGCCGGGTATGGAGGGTAACATGACTAAGACTGAAACACCTGCAACACTCACTGCCGCGCTGGCGAAGCTGCAAACCATTATGGAGCAGCCAAAGCGTTCTGTTGAAAATACTTATTACAAGTCCAAGTATGCCGACTTGCGTGCTTGCTTTGACGCTGTTAAGCCGCACCTTGAAGGGCTTGGCCTAGCGGTAACACAAACAACAGACGTTAGCCCGGTTGGTCTTGTGCTTATAACCACCTTGCGCCATGTATCAGGCGAGCTTGTTACATCAAGCTATCCAGTTACAGCTACGCAAAATACGCCGCAGGCATTAGGCAGCGCCATGACCTACGCCCGCCGTTATGCGCTTAACGCATTGCTAGGCATTGCCCCAGAGGGTGAGGATGATGACGGCAACGCTGCATCCGAGCCAGCCAAAGAGCCGAAGTCCAAGGCACCGAGCGCGGCTGAAAAAGCCAAAGCCGCCGCTGCCGATTACATCAAGCGCATTACTGCCGCCAAGACTGCCGAGGCTGCTGACGCTGTGCTGGCAGAGGTGGAGAAACAAGGCGGTTTACCAAAGCTGTTCCCAGAGCTTTACGCCGAGGTGGTGCAGGAGCATAAGGCTCATGTTGAGTATCTAGACCGGAAAGGGGCTTAATCATGGCATACGAAAAACGCGACAACAGTGGGGCAATGTTTCCTAACCGCAAGAAGGAAAAGGAAACGCACCCGGACATGACTGGCGACGGGCTGATTGGCGGCAAAGAGTATTACATCAGCGCTTGGGCCAAGCAGGATAAGTTTGGCAAGACGTTTTACAGTTTCAGCTTTAAGGACAAGGCCAGCGTTGCGCCGCGTTCCGATGCTGCGCCGGTAGAGCAAGCAAAGCCAGCCGGGCAGCCGACAGGCATTGACGACGAAATCCCGTTTTAACTGTGAAGGAGGGTAAAATGTTCCAATGGCTAAAATCTCTGTTTGTTAAGCGTCAGATTGTAGCAAAAAAAGCTACAATCAAAAAGCGCAAGCGTCAGGTGCGACTGACGGAAGCTCAATGGCAGGATGCAATCAAGCTGTATAACAGCGGGTTCAGCACAATAGACCTTGAAAAGCACTTTAACGTAAGCAACAGCAACATTAGTCTTGGCTTGCGCAAAAGAGGCGTGAAAATGAGAGCAAAACACGGTCACAGCAAGTTTTACAAGGCTGGAATATGAAACCGCCAGCCATTAACGAGCTTGTGATGTTTGACCGCCGCGACGGCGACCCTGTGCCGGGTAGTCCTGCTTTCTGCATCCGTTTTAACGACGAAGGCAAAGAGAAGGCGTTGGCAGTGTGGGAAACCGAATGGCCTTCAATTTACACCGGCTGCGTCATGGCTTGGGATAAGGTGCTGGAGGAGCCGAAGCTTTACGGATTTACCGAGAAGCAGGCAATCGAGGCAGCAGCGCAGGAGGTAGAGTTTTGACCATGACCATCACTGACGAAAAGCTGCGGGAGGCTTGGGAAGAAATAAAGCTTAACGCAGAGATTGTGCGCGAAGAAGAACGGGCACAGTTTGACATTGTAGAGGCCGCGCTGGCCGAGCTTGAGCAGTTGCGGGCGGCTGCGCGTGAATATCTCGATGCTCTTCAAGAGTTTGCCAACGACGGGATGCCTCACAATAAGTTTCGTTTTGACGATGCGGAGGCGGCTTTAATGAAGCTGCTTCCAACACCGCCAGCAGAAACGGCTAAAGATGACCTTTGACGCAAAGAAGATAATCGCCCGGCTGGTTGAAGCAGGGGAGGAATGGGCAGACAAAGAGGCTGCGGCCAGCTTGCTTGAGGAAACGAAAAGCAGCATACTAGCTCACCTGACTAACATTCAGGTGCAGCAAGGTGCAGAGAGCTTTGCCAAGGCAGAGGCGTTAGCCAAGGCAACGGATAGCTACAAAGACCACATAGCCAAGATGGTCGAGGCTAGGCGCGAGGCTAACCGGGCACGGGTGCGCTGGATTAGCGGCCAAGCGCATGTGGAGTTAATGCGGTCAGAGGAGGCCAGCAAGCGGGCTGGATTGAAGGCGATAGGAATGTGAGTTATGGGGTGGCGGCGTCATACGCGAGACGCAGGAGCGCTATCGACAGAGGCAGTGGGGTGCTTAATTCGGGCACAGACGGGCTTACCACACCTCGGCCAGTAACCAATCTGGCCCACCCCACCAGATACCAGAGGGCAGCATTGATAACGCTAGGCCACTGGTTAGTCCGCTACTAGACACAACTCTAGTGGAGAAGGCCGGAATCCAGCGCCGGTGCGACGGAAAGACTGGCAAACTATCCCGGTGCGTTGGGTCTTACCCTCCCCACGCCGTAAGCTGTTCCAGCAGGCCGGGGCCAGTTTGTTGCATGGCTGATATGCAAAATTGGCAATAGTCACTGGCGGCGGGTTGTGTAGTTTGGCGATGGAGGGTAACAATGGACAAATATCTTGATTTTATTAACAGCAAACGGCACTCAACTATTGAGGCAGGTATTAAGCCTGTGTTTTTTGCCGATGCGCTGTTTGACTACCAAAAATACGTAAACGAACGAGCCGTAAAAATGGGTCGCCATGCTGTGTTTCTTGATACAGGACTGGGCAAAACCCTGATACAGCTTTGCGTAGCGCAAAACTATATCCAGACATTTAACAAGCCTGCGCTGATTGTAACGCCACTAGCCGTTGCATTTCAGTTTATAAAGGAAGCTGCCAAGTTTGGCTTTTCCAGCATTGAGTATTCGCGCACCGGCAAGCACAGCAAAGAAATAGTCCTTTGCAATTACGAACAGATTGACAAGTTTGACCCTGATGACTTTTCCGTTATTTTGTTGGACGAAAGCAGCATACTAAAGAACGCTGACGGTGCCACTCGCAACACGGTAAACGCCTTTTTGCGTAAAGCTCCGTATAGGTTTTTGTTTACGGCCACACCATCGCCTAACGATTTTGTCGAGCTTGGAACATCAAGCGAGGCGCTAGGCCATCTTGGCTATGTTGACATGCTAACAAGGTTTTTTACTAACCGGGAAAGCAGCTTGTCGCCTAACGATATTGGCGTTAAGTGGATACTAAAGCCACATGCTACCGATGATTTCTTTAGCTGGGTATCTGGCTGGGCAACATCCATGCGGAAGCCGTCAGACCTTGGCTTTGACGATAGCCGACATATTCTGCCGCCTTTGACGGTTAATGATGTTTTGGTAAAGAACAACCATCCGATTGAGCTTAACGGACAAATGGAAATGTTTGTGCGCCCATCATCTCGCCTAACCGAAGTTAGGGAAGAAACAAAGAAAACCCTGACCGAGCGCTGCGAAATTGCGGTCGAGCTTGGCCGTAAGGCTGGAACATCGGTTTATTGGTGCAACCTAAACAGCGAGGCCGAACTTATTAAGCAGATTGATGCCGATGCCGCAGAGGTTAAAGGCTCAGATAGCATCGAGAAAAAAGAGGAAACGCTATTGGCATTTGCTGACGGTCAAATCAGGCGGCTAATAACCAAACCAAAAATCACATCTTTTGGCCTTAATTGGCAGCACTGTAACCATACCGTATTTTTCCCGACGTTTAGCTATGAGCAGTATTATCAGGCTGTTCGCCGGTTCTGGCGCTTTGGTCAACAAAGGCCAGTTACCGTTGACCTTGTTTACAGCGAGGGTCAGGAAAAAGTTATTACCGCATTAAAAGAAAAACTGGTCAAAGCCGATGCCCTGTTCTCAAAACTTAACTCGGCCGTTAACAAGCATGTCAACACATCTGGCAAAGAGTTCAGCAAGCCGCTAACTCTGCCAACTTTTCTCGGAGGGTAACATGAGCGGATTAGTAAAAGACCAGAAAGTAACTGATAATTATGCAATCTATAACTCTGATTGCATGTATGTGCTGCCGTCTTTGGCAGACAAAAGCATTGACCTTTCGGTGTATTCGCCGCCGTTCGCTGGCTTATACAACTACAGCAGCAGCCCGAATGACTTTTCTAACTGCGACAGCAAGGAAAAGTTTTTGGAGCAATACGAAATGCTGATTGCTGAAATTGCCAGAGTTACAAAGCCGGGTCGCATTACCGCAGTGCATTGCACCGATGTCATGGACAGCAAAACCGAACGCCTATGGGATTTCCCGCATGAGGTTATTCATATGCACGAGAAATACGGTTTTCATTACCGCAACCGTATCACCGTTTGGAAGGAGCCTCTAAAAGTTCGTATGCGAACAATGGTAAAAAGTCTTATGCACAAACTAATTGTTGAGGACAGCACCCAGAGCTTTACGGCCATGCCTGATTATGTTTTGGTATTCAAGCGGTCTGGAAACAGCGAGGTGCCAGTTACGCATCCGCGTGGGCTGTCATACTATGCCGGTGAAACCCCCATTTTGCCGAACATTCTTAACGCTTGGAACAATCAAAACGAAACGCGGTTTACCGCTGATGAGCTTTGGGATTACCTAAAGCGCGAGTTTCACGATTACGATGACCCGAAAAGCAACAAGTTGTCTCATTACATCTGGCAGCGTTATGCGTCTTCGGTATGGGATGACATCAGAATTGACAATGTTTTGCCGTTTCGTGACAGCAAAGAGGATGACGACGAAAGGCACGTCCACCCGTTGCAACTTGACGTGATTGACCGTATTGTTACCCTTTATTCAAATGAGGGTGAGACTGTGCTAACGCCGTTTATGGGCGTTGGCAGCGAGGTTTACAGCCCTGTTAGCATGCGCCGCAAAGCTATTGGTATCGAGCTAAAGGAAAGCTACTACAAGCAGGCCGTAATTAACCTGTCTTTGGCCGAGCGTAGGTTTACGGACAACCACAAGCAAGAGGCGATGCTATGAGGCTGCCGCAGGTTAGAGTTGACTGGACAGAGGCCCGCCTAGCCAAGCTGAAACACATGGCGCGTCTAGGTTATACCAGCTACGAGATAAGCGCGGCCATTGGCGTGACCCGCTCGGCGGTATGCGGCAAGTGCTGGCGGCTTGGTATAAAGCTGCGCGGCAAACCGTTAAACGGTGTTAACAAGTGCCTTGCGTTTGCTGCATAGCAGCCATGCAAAAACAGCAGGTGACAGCCGCGCAAGGTTGCGCTAGTGTTTGCTTGTTGCTGGCGACTGGCGCTGGCAGTGGCTACGCCGATTAAAGCGGCTTAATGCTGGAGGGTAACATGACACACAATCAGGAGCAGCAAGCCCGCTGGGAGCAAACGGCCCGCGAATACCTTGCCAAGTCGCGGGAAGATGTATCGCACATTAGCCAACAGTTTAACGACAGATGGCGCAGATATTGGAGGCATGCGTTCAGCATGGCAAACGGCACAAAGCGCCTGCACCGTAGTCTTAGCCAGAGGGGAGAGTGACCATGAGCGAAACAGTAAAACAGATGCGCGACAAGCTATATGACCAGCTTCATGACCGCGTAGTGAGAGCGCAGGCTGGGTTGGAGGATGCCTTGTCTTCGGCTAGGGCTAATGGGTTGACGGTCAACATCTACCGCACTCAAATAAAGACGCATTATTTCCAACGCGACAAAGCGGTGACGTTTAAGGTTACAGAGCTGGAGGTAAAGCCATGAAGCTCACCACCCTCGCTATTGCATCCGTCGCGTTCCTAGCAGGTCAAGGTTGGGCATGGATTTACACCGACGGCAGCCTAGCACCTAGTGCTATGGCCGCTGCGCCGCAGTGCGTGACCGAGGAAGCCAACTGGAAGCCTGATATTCGTTACATACTGTCGGCAATGCCAGCCGAAGTGCAACGAAACGTAACATCTGGCAGCCTGCCGACGCCTGTGCCGAGAGCCAAGCCGGATGCCATTGATCAATTGATTGGGGGGTTGTGATGCTGGACGTGACATTACTTCGCCGCACTCTTGGCCTATCGCAGCCAGCCTTTGCCAAGCGCGTCGGCTGCTCCCGCCGCTCAGTGCAGCATTGGGAAGCTGGCATTACCCAGCCGCATGAGATGTTCGCAAAACGCATGGCTGCCATGCAGAAAAAGCTATTGTCAGGCAAACGGTAGCGGCGCAAGGTTACGGCATCAACTGACAACTGGAGGGTAACATGCCAAGCACACTTTACGAAGTACACGTTAACGGAACTGCCCAAGAAACTGGCTGGGACACGCTGGACGAATACATCGAGGCCATTGCCGCCAAGGTAGTTTTTGACGAAGGCGATAACAGACTTGTCGCTGATTGCCTTGGCTTGCTGGAAGTGTCCGTTCATGCCGACAAGAGCGTTACCACCAGCTACACGCCGCGCAATCAGGTGGGATTGTTTATCGAAGGCCGCGCAGAGGAGATTGCTGACGAGGACGACGAGGCAGATCGCAGGCTGGAAAACTGGCGGAGGTTGTGGGTATGAACACTATCAGCAAGCTTGAACTAAGCATGATTGAAGCCGCTAACTTCGCCGCAGCGTATGGGCGGCTGGATGCAGAAATGCTGCTGGAAGCGCCAACGGTTAAGTTTAGCATTGAGATGCCAAAGCCGCCGAGGCCGTTCAAAAGCCAGCTATTCCCGTACCGCAAGCTTAACACTCGTTACCTTGTGGCGGCGGGTGGGTTAACGCCGGATTGGAGGGGTGTAAAATGACCACCGAACTTGCTGCCGCTGCTGCGGAGATTGAGGGGAAGGCGATGACCATCACGGACGAAAAGCTGCTGGAGGCTATTGAGAACTCTACGTTTAGAGTGGACGAGAAGTGGCGCGATTTTACCAAGAAATACGGGGTAAATCCTGCTCTCGCCATCGAAGCCGCGCTGGCCGAGCTTGAGCAGTTGCGGGCTGCGAGCCAAGCTGTTGTTGACCGCTGGGATAGCCCAAAGTGGAAAGATTTACCCAACACAGGCAATTACATAAACGCTTTAAGGAAACTGCTCCCCACCCCGCTCAAGCCCTGCCCGTATGCTGTTGAGGCCATGAACGAGGCTTTGGCTAAAAGCCAGAGCATTGAAGATTTCAGCTATCCTGCTCCGGTAGAGGTTATCAAGCACTTATCCGCCGCTGGCTTCACCATCACCCGCCAGCCAGCGATGACCGACGCGGAGCTTGAGCGGGAGGCGATGGAGTTTATTCGCAAGTGGGTGTCCGGCAAATATACTAGTCAAGATGATGAAGCTCAGGCTGCAAGAGATTTTGTAGCGGCAGTCAAGAAATACAGGGGGTAGGGGTGAAGATTTATTGCGTCGAGTGTGCAGGCAAAGTAGATGCGTCGTTGGTATATGGCGCGGAGGTTTATCCTCATAGGCCAGACCTAGCAACCCTTCCATTTTGGCGCTGTGGTCTTTGCCGTAATCATGTCGGCTGCCATTGGAAAACTAAGAACCCGACAAGGCCGCTTGGCTGCATACCAAACGCTGAATTAAAGAACGCTCGGAAGCATATTCACGCATTGCTAGACCCTCTTTGGAAGTCCGGCAAGTATGGCCGTAGTGAGATTTATAAAATCGTTGGTGACAAAATTGGTCGGAAGTATCACACAGCGCAAATCCGCAGCGTTGAGGAAGCGCGTAACATTTATCGTATTGTTCAGGAGATAGTCAAATGACCGACCCCAAAGCCCCGCTGCCGGATGAGGTGGAACTGCTGTTTGACAAACTAGCGCTATGGCGTGAGCGTAAATCTCCACTACCAGTCTCAATCGAAGCTGGTTATGCGGAACGCAGGCAAACTCTAGCAGACCTCCGCGCCCACATCGGCGCGCAAGCGGAGAAGATTGCCGAGTTGGAAGAACGGCTAAATAGCCCATACTGTATGCTTTGCGGCTCATGCGGTGAAGAAGGCTGCTGCCCAGATGAAATGTGTAAAACTGGTATCGCCGCGCTGGAAGCCGCGAATAAGCGGCTGCGGGAGGCGTTGGAATGGATAAAAGCTAATTGGGATAACCAAGACATGCAGCACACAGAGTATCGTGTGAAAGCATTTATTGAAGCAAAGACTGCACTGAACAATTTAGAAGCAGTTTGCCATGTGTGCAGCGGTGGAGGCCACAGTTTAATTAGTGATTGCGGCTGTAAATCATGCAACGGCACAGGAAAAGCCGCCCTCGCGCAGACAGCCGAGCCAGCCAAGGTGTGCGGAACGTGCGGTGGTAGCGGCATAGCGTGGTGGTCACCTAACCGCGACCAACCTTGCTGGCGATGCAACGGCACCGGGAGGGTGTGATGAGTTACCAAGACTTGAGGAAAATCCAAGACAGCGTGATCGAGGCTAATAAAAACCTGCGCGACATATACGTTGCCACAAAAGAAAGCTACAGCTTGTTGGCCGAAACGATATGTAACACTGCCATGCTTCAATACTCAAAAGAAAGAGTAACTGTAAAGCTGCCGCTCTGCTTCGGTATCTGGCACAAGCCGGTTAAATACTTAGAGCGAGTTAGCAAGACTGCCATAGAGTGCCGCACTTGCTGTAAGTATTGCGGGAGGGTGTGATGGACAAGGATGAAGCACTTAGACGATTGGCTGAGTTTGAGAAAACTATCGAGACGATACAAAAGCGCGCGTCTTACGCCATAAAAGTAGATACTCCAATCGGGCCACAGGTGGAAATTTTTAAACTTGTTTTGGATACAGAAGTTACCGAGATTTATTCGTTTTGCGAGGCTATTTTTGGAGAGCTTTACAGGCAGAAGTATTACGAGCCGACCGAGCCAGACGGCACCGGGAGGTCGCAATGAGTGACCGCATGACACCAGCAGCAATGCGCCCGCGTGATGCAGCCAAGTATCTGGCAATCAGCGAAACAAAGTTGCGCCAGATGGTTAACGCCGGGGAGATTCAGGCCCGTCGAGCTGGCCGGTGCATCATTATTCCGCGCACAGAGCTTGACAGTTTCCTCAATGGCAGCGCTCATCAGCAGGCAAACGAATGGATCGAGGCAGCGCGTGAGTTTCGTCAGGCTTAAATACGTCAACCGCATCAGCCGCAATGGCCGGACGTGGTTTTACTGGCGCAGGCCGGGCTGCATGTCTGTGCCGTTAGACGATCCCCCAAGTTATCCTTATATATCAATGGCAGTTTGAACAAGTCAAGGGAGAGTTTGAACTTTTGTTGGCCTTTTGGGCCAATCACTTAGGCTGCAGAGCCTCAATCTCCCGGAGCTGGGCGGCTGCCTGCTGATAGGCAAAAAACAACCCGGCGCAATAGGCCGCTACCGGCTGCGGGATTGGCGTATTTGGCAGCGTTGTCGGATCGGGAGCCAATGGCTCAGGCGGCACCGCCACCAGCTCAACGGGTAGAGCAACCGGCAGCCCCCTGATTGCAGAGCATCCCGATAAAATCAGCAGCGCCAACGCCAGCAGAATTACTTTCATCACTAATCTCCCTAATGACTTCGCGTTCCCTGCGCCGTAACTGGCGCTCCTGCTCTAAAATGCGCTTGGCGGCCTGTTCGTTATTCTTGCGCATCTGCTCGGCAGCCTGCGCCATTGCTGCCCGCTCCATGTCGCAAACGTCAAGGCTGGCCCGCTGCACGTAGTTAATAAACAGCAGCCCGGCAATTATAACGGCCACAGCGCCAGCCGCTAAGAGTTTCCGATAGCGCAGGATGAAGGTAAGAGCAGCCATCATGACTCAAACCCGTCGTTAAACTTTCCCTGCATTGCTTCCTCGCCCTTATCGAGCGCGTTAAGAAAATCATCCTCCCGCGCAAAGGTGGTAAACGACTGAATCTGATCTTCGTGATCTAGCGCAATCAGGACATAAGCCTTGGCATTTGCCAGCACCTTATGAATGTTTATTTCTTCAGAGCCGTTTGGCGTCGGCAAGTGTCGGGGAAACTGTAGAATGTCGCTCATTTTTTCTTCCCTCCCTTGGCTGGCTTCTTTTTAACAATGTAGATTCTGCCACCGCGCCGCACGATTTTCACGTCAGGGTGTTCACTCATCGTCCAGCCTCCCAGCGGTCGCGCTTCCACTTGAGAAACTCAGCGCCCTCGGTAGCATCGGCAAAACACTGCAAGAATCCAGGGCCAGAATTGCCGGGGTCATAGACAGACATAATCGCTGCGCCATACTGCTGGCTGTCATAGCCAAGCTGCTCCCCATAGCTGTCAATGAACTTGTAGCCCCGCGCCCGCGCAAACCACTGCACATGGCCGCTCTCGGCATCCTCATCCTGCTGCAGCGCCCAGCAGTGCTTGTCGCCGCATATCAGCAGATCAGCCGGTGACTTGCCTGCCTTCTTCATAGGGCCGTGTAGCTTGTTGTATTGGCTATGGCCGGGGAAGTTGTGCGCCGCGTGGATTTTGCTCTTGCGGCCGTTGGGGAAGTTAAGCTGCACCCGCGCCTGCCAGTCCTGCGTAATGCCACTGGCTTCGCTGGCAAAGTGCTTCATCAGGTTAGTGTTGGCCGTGGGCCATAAGCAGTGGTTTCCGTATATCCAAAGCCACCAAGGGGCAGATTCGGTAAACCACCGCGCCATACGCATGGCACGGCTTTCACCCATATCCTGATGCGCGTAAAGCTTTTGCAGGCCGCCCACCCAATTGTTCAAAGTGTCCCCAAGGTTGGCAGCAAGTATTGCCGGTGAGCTTCGCGCTATGGCTAAGTCACGTTTAACCAGCTTTATGTTACAGCCGTTATCATCAAGATGCGGATCGCCAAACCAGAGTATGCCAACCGGGCCTTTAATCTTGATGCTGGTCTCGCGCCACATCTCGGCCTTTTTGCGGGCCTGCACAGCCTCAAACTGGCGCTCTTTGGCGCTAATTATATCCTCAATGGGTATGTCGCCTTCAGGCAGCGCAGCAACCTCATATGGCCGGCTGTCGGTGCGGTTATCGCCATTGAGTTTGCGTTGGATGGTGCGCCGGTCTATGCCGGATGCTTCGGCGGCTTTTCTGATACTACCATGTTGCCTCACCAGTTCTTGTATTTCGCTGGTTTCGTAGCCCATGCAGCCCCCTGTTTTTGTTATCCTGTCGGCGGTGGAGTATTAAACAGCAGGCGCTCGGCCTCGCGGCGGCGCACAAGGCCAGCAAGCACTTTGCCCCCGGCTTTGTTCCAGCGCAGAAACTCCTGCGCGGCCATTGCAATCCGGCCAGCGTTGAGGTGCTTTAGTAAGGTTGATTTTTCCAGCGCTGCCTCGCCGACGTTAAAGGCGAAGCTCACAAGTGCGGCAAACTGATTGTCATTCAGCGGCATCTTGACCAATCGTGTCACAGCTCGCTCGAAACGCAAGAGGTCAGCGGTCAGCAACTCACTAGCTTCTCGCGGCGTGATAGTCATACCGGGCCGAACATGCGGGCCGGTACTGCCGTAACCGATAGTCCAAACGCCAGCAGGGCATTTGTAAGCGGTGAGCTTCAAGCCCTCAAAGTCTTTAATCAGTTGCAGCCCGGCTTTATTGATGCGCCGATCGTTCACGGCTTGGCCTTGCGCTTGGGCCGGTCGCTGTGCGCCTCAACGTGAATCGGCCGCATCGTAGCGCCATGCACAGCCAGATTGAGGTTAAGCACAGCCGCTTGAAGCCCCTGCACAGCGTCGTCCATGCGGCTTTTGCAGGTCGGTTTGATTTGCAGCGCCTTGAGCATAAAGTCGGTGATGTTCATCTTTGCGACCCGTTGACCAGCTTGGTTAGCTCGTTAATCGCCTGTGTCACGGCATCAGTAGATTTAATGAACTTTTCGCGGCTCTCTTTTAGCTCTTTCCAAAGCTCGGCAACGATTTTTGCAAGAACACCGGCAAGCAGAAGCAGGCCGAAACCAGCCGGGCCGATGAGTGTAAACACAAACCTCATCGTGTGGTTGTCGATCTGCTCCATGCTTGCCCCCTGTTATGCCGCCGTGATGAAGGTTTCAACCGGCTGCAGCGGTGCGCCGTTTGTATCGGTCAAGCCAATCGTGCGGTCGTCGTAGATCGGCACAGCAAGCTCTAGGCTAACAACGCCCGTTGCGCTGGCTGCATATAGGTCACTGTTGGCGGTAAAGGTGCCAAGCCCTGCGCTGCTGCTGCCTTGTAGGTCAATCCAGTCGGTGCCTTTAGCTGCCACCTGCCAAATGCCGTTAGCCTGCGTCGCGCCTGCCACGTTTTGCACGTTAACCCACTGACCAACTGCAACGTCGGTAAGCAGCGCTGCCCGCTGTGAGCCTGACGGGGTTGCTGGCGTGACAGGGCTTGCCATCGTGACACGGATAAGCCCCGCGCCGTTATCAGCAACGCCAGTGACGCGCAAGGTCATGTATGTAGATGTGCCGTAGTCGCCCACCATGCCGTACTGATAGCGCACGTAAACCGTAGCGCCGGGGTCACTGGCAAGCGTAATCCTGACTTGCGTTGCGCTGATTAGCTCGACGTTGCTAATAGCCACCTTGGACGTAAAGCCGGTGTCAGTCGCCACCTCAAAGCCGGACGGACGTGCGCCGGATTGCAAGACACGCAAGGCACTGCCGCCGTTTTGGGTTACGGTTAGGTTGATTGTCGCGCCACTGCGGGTAGCCGAGGCAATCTGCGGGCCTCTTGCGCCATTGGCTACGCCGCCGCGATACCATGAGAACGAGTGACCAAGGCGAGCTGCCTGACGGCGGTAATCCGGCGGTGTAAGATGCGCGTTCTGTGTCGTGCCGTTTTCCCAGCGGGGCTGAAAGTCGCTGTAGTAACCAAGGAAGAAAGCAGTGCCGCCGCGACGGGTCGCCCACCGCGCCGCAGCCATGCGGAAGCCGTGGACGTTGGCCGCCGTTGCCGAGGTAATGCCGCCGATGCTGGTAAACGCTGCCACGCCGAAGGCAAAGTCATTGTTCGGGAACTGCGCGTTAAGCAGGTCTTGCAAGGTGCCAAGTGCGCCAAAGCCAGTCTCGCTGCCCCATGTGCCGCTGTCCATAAAGTAGGACGTTTGGCCGATGTTCTGGTGCCCGTGCAGCCACAGGTAAGCGCCGACACGCCCAGCGCGGCGAGCGGCCAGAGCGGCGGTGTTGGTGTAATTGTTGACGCCCGAAGCGCCGTCAAGCGTGTTGAAGCGGTCGATTGCCTGCCCACCCACCGCCTGATTGCTGATACACACAACTGCGCCAGTCTGCTGGCTGATGGCATTGGCGATGATGGTCAGGCCGTCCGGGGTCGTGTACCGGGTGCGGTTCATGACGCGGTAACTGTTGTTCCACGGGTACACGCGCCCGCCGCTGACGTAGGCGTTGGTGAACGTGCTGCCTTGCAGGTCAAAAGTCGTGCTGCTGATAGGCGTGACAATCCACCGGCCATTGGCCTCAGTTGTTCCAGTCACGCCCCTAATCATGCACTCATCATTGAAGCGGAAACCATGCCGCCCGGATGCCGTGATGCGGATTAGGCCGCTGCCGTTGTTGGCTGCGCCGGTTACAGCAAACTGCTTGCGGTCAGCCAGCGTAACGGTCGCCGTTACGTCGATCTGCTCGGACACAAAGCCGTTTGGGTCAATCGTGCTGCTACCGGAAGCGCCGCTGGTGCTGCTCATATGCTCCATGAGCGATTGGCCGCCGAGGAATACCACCTCACCCACGCCCCAGCGCAGGCTAGTGGTCATCACGTCGGTGGACGGTGTGCCGCTGATAACCTTGCGTAGCTGCGCCTTAACCCAACGCTGGCCCTTGGGCACAGCAACCGAGCCTGACCAAGTGTTGCCGCTGATGCTGGTGGCAATCGTCTGCCAGCCCTGAAAGGCGATGTTGTTAAAGTCAAGGAACTGGATTTGTATATTACCGCCACTCGCGCCGCGATAAGTGCCGGACAGGTTAAGCGTGGCGCTGCCGCTGGTATGCTGCACCACGTAGCCATCCGGGCCGGGTGGGTCGAGGTAAACCGCCTCAGTAATAGCGGCGTAGCCGAGGTTGTTGGTAGTAGCCGTTTGATTAAAAGTATGCACCATCGTGCAGCCGTTAA